ATCTGCCCATGCCATGAGTATCTCCTAAATGTATACCTTTATTTAGGATTTCTTTAATGGTATCGAGTGGAGTTTCTTATCGATTTTTGCAATCTGTTTGGAAATTTTAGCAGTTTTTTGGGAATCGTCTTGTTTTTTTGCTAAACGTAAGTCTTTCTTTAACTGTATTTTATCAGTTAATGCATTGATTACGTCACTAGACTTGAGGTTCTTCTTCATAATGTATATCTATTTATTGCATATTATTAGAACAAATATTATACCCCTCAGTATCATAGTAAGTTGTGACTGATGCACCTTGGAAAACCTCACATGTTTCCCTTGTTGAAGGGCCATTGGTATATGCATGGTTGTTTTCATTGTATTGAATTAAGTCCCCACTATACAATAGGTATGTAAGTGTCTCATAACTTGACATTACAGTGGATAGTTGATTAAGTTCGGTGTAAATGTTCTGTATGGTATACACATCTCTATATGACATAAGGTCAAGTAGGTCATAATCATAGTATGTGTTGTTTGTATTATTCATTCGTATTTCAAAATCAGATTGTGTAGGAACAACATTTTGAACGAATCTCATGTCTCCTCTTACAGTATATGCAAGATGTCCATTACCCGATAAGAATCTTATATAACTATCGGATACCCCATTGATTACTTCTATTGCAATGATAACTGGTGTTGCAAAAGAATTACTTATTGATTCATAGTTTTCTGATATAGATGTATCTGCAACTTCACTTAATGTAGTCGAAGATATTACAATAGGATTTCCGTCTGAATCTAGTATTTGACCTTGGTCATTTGCAACAATGTTATAGAACAAATGTCGTCTCTGAAATCTAAAATCATCATCCACTTGTTCACCCACTGTTTCATTCATTAGATTGAATGTAATGGTAGAGAACTCTGTTCCATTTAGAATGGTAGATATCAATTCGGGATTTAGGGTTGATAACATAGGAAGATTGTATTCGTCTTCTAGTACATCTGCAACCTTGTTAATAGTTCCTAAGAAATCTACAATCCTTTCTCCTATAGCTTGCAATTCTGTATCACCACTTGCAATAAAGTCTGAATACAATTGGTCTGCTGATTGGTTAAAGTTTTGATAGAGGTCGTATAGAACACTGTCTACCTTTTCTATAACTGTTTGTGAAACAGTATCTGCAGTTGACCCACAACTATCTGCAACTGTTATACTGACACCTTGTAATGCATCAGTGACATATTCTGCAAACAATGTAGTGAATGGTGTTACATTTGCACGTCCACTATTCTGATTATATGTGGGTGGATAATAACTCATTGTATATGCAGATTCTACATATCCACGTTCTGAGTCATATGCACCTATCGGTACTTCTGCAATCCTAGGTCTATTCAATGAACAGTTCGTTGTCGAAAAGTTATTGACTGCACTAAATTGGGATTCGGTAAAGAAGTAAGATTGTGTATCACTATCATATTCTGCACTTGGTTCTCCCTCATCTTGAGTTAGATTCCAATTCATATCTATGAAGACATTTGCACCTTCTACATATCCATCAATGACTACAGTGGTCAATATAGGGGATGAACCCATGGGTGGGTTACCACCAGTCGTTGTTAATGTTTGTAGTTCTATTGGTGTTACTGAACTTCCACCACCACATGCTGTGAGTAGTCCTACTGTTAATATTGTTATTAATTTTTTCATACTTGTATTATACATAAAAAAGACACTCACTGACAAGGGGTTTTTTAGATTCTATTTACTTTAACATTCCCTGTAAATGTTATTCGGTCAAATAACTTAGATTTGTTAGGTGTGACTGCATGTAATATGGATGAAGGAAATATATACAATGTTCCTTTCTCTTTCTTACTAGGTACATATTCAAATTGGTCTTTATACTCGTCTAAAAGATGTATCAGATTCATGTCACTATTGGTTGCATTTCTGTTCTTAAAAATTATTGATGACTTTCCACTTTCATGAACATAAGACCATGAGAAATCATTATCACCTGGCCCTTGATGGTCATGACAATCTTGAAACCCGTTGTGACCATAAATGTTAACCCATGGGTGTTCCATTTCGACATCAATCTCACACATAGGTCTCATTTCATCTATGTACTGATGAACATATTCTCCAACAATTTCCAACAATGGTGTATAATTTATCTTTAAATTATCTTCAACTCCATTGGATGTTCTACATAAACTATGTGTAAACTCATCTGTCACAAATGTATCTAAGTCTAGTGTTTCAACCCAAGTGTCAATCTTTGTGGTATCAACACTGAATATTGCAAACGGATAACCTAACTTATATTTTAAAATCGTTGAAATCTCTTTTCTGTCCGTCATTTCTTCCTCTATCAAATACAGGAACATCATCATTCACTGCAGACTCAATCAATTCTTCTTGAGCTTCTTGTTCACAATCATACAACTTCATTCTTGCTCTGTCAATTCCTATGACAAATCTTTTGAATATAGTTGGGTCATTGTATCGGTTCTTCAATTGTTTTACAACTAACTGGTCTAACTCTTCTAACTCATCGGATGTAATCAATGCAAACATTAAGTCTGCAGTTGCTGGTAATCCAAATGACTCTGAAGTATCTGTTAGTTCAATATCAGTAGAACCATAACCACTTCGTGTTGTTTGAGTTGCACTCATAATTGGTACATCAAACTCTACTGCAAGTCCTCTAAGTTCCTCTGCAATACTCTTAACAAGTGTATAAGAGTTTGCACCAGCACCAGGCTTAATCCTATGTGATGCACATATGTTTAGGTAATCTATGAATATGATATCGGGTGTGAAATCTTTCTTGATATCAAGTTCTTGTAGTAAATGTCTGAAGTGACCGACATGTGCAGATGCAGTAGGATATTCTTTAACAATCAATCTACCTTTAGTCTTCTCTGCAATCTTATCAATCTTCTTATCAAACATCTTCTTAGACATTTCGGGTAACTCTTGCATTGGGACATTCATGATGTTTGCATCAATCCTCTCTGCAATCCTTTCCTCTGACATTTCCATTGTGATGTAAAGAACATTCTTGTTCATCATCAAATGACTTGCACCCATGTGACACATGAATAATGACTTACCGACACCCGTACCTGCTAAACAGATATTGAGTGTCTTGTTGGGTAATCCACCTTTGGTAATCTTATTGAAGTATTCTAAATCGAAAGGTAACTTCTCTTCTTCCGTATTGTAGAATTCAAATCTTGCATCCTTATCTTCAATTTGGTCGTGTCCGATTGACACGTCAAAGGACACGGAAAGTGCATCCTTAAGGAGTTCGGGTATTTCACCTGTTGACCTCTGAGACTTCTTATCAATGACCTCGATACTATCCATGACTGCAATGTAGATTGCTCTATCTTTACACCATTGTTCAGTTTCGTTTTCCAACCATTCGGATGGAGTAGGTTCATTGGATTTTCCAATTGCATCAACTATTGTCTTAGAACCTTTTACCACATTCTCGTTTAACGAGGTATTGTTATCAAGGTTTATGAGAAGTGCTTCGACTGTTGGTGCTTTGGTGTATTTGTCAAAGTAATCCTTTACTTCTGTAAATACTGTTCTCTCTGTTTGGTCGGTGAAATACTCGTCCTTTATGAACGGGATGACCTTCCGTGTAAACTCTTCACTCTGAATCAGATTCTTCAGAATTGTCTGTTCTATTCGTGTTTCCATATTTAAAGTATTCCTGTGCTACTTGTTCTAATTTTTCCATCACTTCGGGTGTGAAGTACTTCTCGGGGTTATTGTTAATCGTCTTACCAAATTCGGTTTTACCATTTGGAAGTTTAACTCTTGTAGATGCTTTCTCAAATACACCTAGTGCAAGTGCCATGTCTAATAGACCATAGTACCTGTCTAACCCTTTGTCGTATGATAATCTAACATCAACCACTCTATTTTCTACAGTCAATCTTGACTTTGCATTCTTACAGTGAATGATATTACCAACGATTTCTGTTCCTTCCTTTTCCTTTCTCTTAGAGAGATAGATAATTGATGATGCAGCGTACTTGAGTCCACTACCACCACCCATTTCTTTTTGAGGGAACATAGAACCAATCACATCATATGTGTGATTTGTAACAATCATAGGGATACCTGCTCGACCTAGTTTTAACGTCAATACTCTAAATGCACCTTTGGTGATTTGAGCACGAGTCATATCTTTGGTCTCTTTACCTTCTGCAGTGTCTTCGATTTCTTTGGTTGTTGATAACATACCAAGTGAATCTAAACAAAACATCATTGGTGGACGTTTGTCCTTTGGGGTTTCCATATACTTATCAAGTATATTGATTGCTTGATTTCTGAACTGTTGGACTGTAACAACAGGAACAATGACAACTCTTGATGAGTCTATTCCTCTGTCTTCAATCATATCTTTCGATATTGCAGATTCAGATTCAAAATAAATTACTGCGGCATCCTTGTTGTCTTCTAGGAATTGTTTGACCATACCTAGTGCAAAAAAGGTTTTACCTGTTGCAGATTCACCTGCTATTGCAGTAATTTTGTTTGAGGGAAGTCCACCATATAGTGAACCACTTAATAGTGCATTGAAGATATGAGAACCCGTATCAATAAACGAATCTACATCTCCAGCTGCGACACCATCAGAAACTATATTTGCATATTCGTTTCCCGATGCTTTTACTAAATCTTTTAAAAATGACATAACACTTCTCCATAATGTATACATCTATTATACACATGGTTGGTGAAATTTACAAGGGGTTTTTTAGAGTTTTTCTTCTATTTTTTGAATTGCGTCATAACAATCTTTCATATTGCCTGAAACTTTGGTGTGTTCTTCCATCATGACTCTTAGAAGTCTAATTTGAACTTCTAGATGAATTATGAATCCGAATATGACTGCAATCATCATTATATAAAAGCAATCCATCATCGTGATAATCATTATGATACCTCGTCCACCTGTTCTTGAGTAACAGTTCCATTCTCCAATAGAAGGTTACGATGTTCTAAATGTCTCTGTTCTGTAGTGTCTTTGTTCTCACCAGTATATTTTACGGCATGATAGTCATTAATCATTTGTTGATTGACTGAGACTCTATCGTCTGTTAATACTGGGTTATCCCCATTAGAAACGAATAGTTCTCCAAGTATTCTTCCGAACTTTCCTTTGTCATGACTAACGAGTGTGATATCACCTTCTGAAAGTAATTTCTTAAGATGTGCTTTTGCAGCCTTTCCAAATAACTTCTCCACTAAGTCTCTTGTTCTAGATTCGGGGGTATCGATTCCCATTAGCCTAACTCTCTGTTTCTTTAGAATTGTTGAGAAACCAAGGTCGATATCTACGTCCACTGTATCTCCATCCACGATTTTAACGATTGTTACATGGAATTCTGCTTGTTTAAAGTTCTTAGTAGACATAGTTTTATTTATGAAAAAAATGAATCTAATAGGTTGTTTCCAAGTATTCAATTGCATTTTTTAGTGACTGGATATTTTCATCGAACCCATTCTTACCAAGTCCTATATTGCAGTGTTGACATATGAATGCTCTAGGTTCACCTGTCTCATGGTCATGGTCAAGAACAAATGGAGACCTATTCTGCCACCCATTATGTTTACCTTTTAGTTGTTCCTTGTTCTTTCCACATATAGGACAACTATGATTATCGGGACACTTACCTGCTACTTTTTTTGCAATTCGTGTCTGTTTGTCCAATTTAGATTTACAAACATTACATTCGTTACGTCTATTCTCTCGTGTATCTTGGAAGTTTTCTTTCTTACCACTTC